GATGCACGTATAGAGAAGTTGATGAAGCGTAAGTTTCCTGGTCTTCGTAAGAGCTTTGCTGGTGGTTATAAAGAACTTAATAATGAAGACTTCTTTGGAATTAGAGGTGAAAATTTAGATGAATTTAGTTTGATTGATCGTATCAATCTTCATTTTAAATGTGGTGCAGATTCATTAATTCCTTTTAAGGAAAATGAGAATGTGTTTGTTACTCGTACAGAAAATGCAGAAACATTTGAAGAGGTTCTTGTTATTGCTAAAGATGTGTATGCTTTACATGAAGAGCAGCAGCAAGAGAAAGAAAATCTTTTAGGCAATCTTGATGATGAAGAAGACCAAGATGGTGAAAGTCAAGAGTCTACTTCAAATAGTTCAGATAGTTCAGATGATGGAGAAGAAAGTCAAGATAATAATTCTAGTTCTGCACAACTTTCTGATGAAGAACTTTTAGATGAACTAGAAGATGCTATGTATAATGATGGTTATGGTGGTGAGCATAGTGATGATACAGTTCGTACACAAGAAGAGTTCCAACGTAAGTCTGAGAGATTATCTAGTGAATCTCATAACGATTGTGTATATGTTGAGATTCCAGATTCAGCTCCATTAGATAGACATGTTATTGATTGGTCAGTAGTTCATGATTGGATGGATACTGTTAATGTAGATAACGTAGAGAAAGAACTCTACAAAGATGCTGATAGTTCGTATCGTGAGTATCGTAATTCATCTCAGAAAGAAGTAAACTATCTTGTAAAGGAATTTGAGTGTAAGAAATCTGCCGATGCTTATGCTCGTGCTGGTGTTGCTAAGACAGGAGTCCTTGATACTTCTAAACTTCATACTTACAAATACAACGAAGATCTATTCAAAAAAGTAACTGTTGTTCCTGATGGTAAAAATCATGGCATGATCTTTCTTTTAGATTGGTCAGGTTCTATGGCATATGAAATTCTTCCTACTGTTAAGCAATTAATTAAGTTAACTTCATTCTGTAAGAAAGTTCAAATACCATTTGAAGTATATGCATTCACTAATGAGTGGACAATTGCTCAACGTGCTATTGATAATGGTGGAGAGTATGATTATACTCATCGTTTCTATGATGAGTATCGTGAATATGAAGGAATTGAAAAAAATAAAATTTATATTGATCCTAAAAACTTTCACCTTTTAAATCTTATTTCATCACGTAGTAATGCACGTGACTATGAGAGACAATGTTTAAACGTATATCGTGAAGCAAACTATTACAATCGTAATGGTGGTTATAGAGGTTACGCTAGTTATCAACCTACTCCTGGTTTAGGTCTATCTGGAACTCCATTAAATGAAGGTATTGTTTTATTAAATTATATTATTCCTAACTTTAAGAGAGACAATGATTTACAGAAAGTTAATGTTTGTATATTAACTGATGGAGAAGCTAATCCTAGTGCTTATGGATCAGCAGTTCAATACAATGATGAAGACGAATCTTTACGTCCACGTCGTTGTGATTACAGAGTAGTTCTTCGTGATCGTAAAACAGGACGTGTATATGGTAACTTCGCATATCAGGAAGAAACTAATATATTCATTCAGCAGTTACAAGATCGTTACCCTGAAGTTAATGTATTAGGATTTAGAATTCTTGCTGGTAATCAGTTATCTAATTTTGTAAATAGATTTGCTCGTAATGTACAGTACGATACTGTACAGAAACAATGGAGAAAAGAAAAGTCTGCTATTATTCCTAACCCTGTATCATACACTGCTCTATATGCTTTATCAAATAAAGACATAGATGAGGAAGCAACCTTTGATGTAAATGAAGGTGCAGCTAAAGCAGAGATCTCTCGTGCTTTTAAGAAGATGATTAAGAGTAAAGCAACTAGCAAAAAAATTCTTAATTCCTTTATTGATTACGTATGCTAGACCAGTTGGGGAAGTGTCTACTATCTTCCCCATTCATACCTCAATCCATTATACTTATAACATACACAAAGAAATCCAATGCCAGCTAAGTCCGACTTGACATCTGCTCAATTAGCAGAATACTTAAATAATGAATTCGGTTCTGCTATCAATGCAGATCATGTTAAATCAGCAGCAAAACACTTTGGTGTTAAGTATGCAACTGCCACAAAACGTTTACGTGAGTTTTATGTTAAACGTGGGACATGGAAGTTAACTATTGCAGAGAAACTTGAACAGACTTATCAGGCAGCATCAGCATTGCCATCTGTTGAAAGAAACCTTGTTCCACAAAAAGATCCTAACTTCATTCCTTTTGGTAACTTTGCTGATGTAAAAAAAGTTATTACATCAAAGATATTTTACCCTACATTTATTACTGGACTCTCTGGTAATGGTAAGACATTCTCTGTAGAGCAAGCATGTGCTCAACTTAAGAGAGAAATGATTCGTGTCAACATTACTATTGAAACTGATGAAGATGATCTTATTGGTGGATTCAGACTTGTTAATGGTCAGACAGTATGGCATAACGGTCCTGTAGTTGAAGCATTAGAGAGAGGTGCTATTCTTCTTTTAGATGAAGTTGATCTAGCATCTAATAAAATCCTTTGCTTGCAGTCTGTTCTTGAAGGTAAAGGTTTGTTTATTAAAAAGACTGGTCACTATGTAGAACGTAAACCTGGATTTAACATCATTGCAACTGCCAATACTAAAGGTAAAGGTTCTGATGATGGTAGATTCATAGGAACTAATGTTCTTAATGAAGCATTCCTAGAGAGATTTGCTTTAACCTTTGAGCAAGAATATCCTCATGTTAAAACTGAGCAAAAGATTCTTGAAAAGGCAGCAGCTAATCTTGGTGTTCTTGATGAAGAGTTCTGCACCAACCTTGCTAACTGGGCAGACATCATTCGTAAGACATTTGCTGATGGTGGTATTGATGAAGTTATTTCTACTCGTCGTTTAGTTCATGTTATACGTGCCTTTGCAATTTGGAACAATCGTATGAAAGCAATCAAGGTTTGCGTAAATAGATTTGATGATGAAACAAAGCAATCATTTATTGAATTGTATGATAAGATAGATGCAGATGTAAACGTTAATGGAGAAGAAGAAAATGGAGAAAACGTTTGATGGTTATCTTGGACATATCCTCCGTCTCAAAGACGGTAGGAGTGTCCGTATATTAGGAGATGGAGGTCAAGAGTGGAAGTCAACTCATAAAATTAATGTGATTGACCTTGACGGAAATGAGTTTCAGTGTTATCATAGTGATATAGATCATGTCTGGAGTAAAAATTGAAGTACAATGAAGGTGAGATCCTTAAAGAGATCTCAGATTATGTGAGTAGTACCTATGGTGCACACTACAGTAAGAATGGGATTCAAACATTAGATCTTATTGACTCTGTTGGTGATGCTGAAGCATTCTGTAGGTCTAACATTTTGAAATATGCTTCACGTTATGATAGGAAGGGTTCAGCACGTAAGGACATCGTTAAGATTGCCCACTACGCTATTCTCCTTTTGCATTTTAGTGATAAGCAAGCTAAAGCAAACCAGATTAACGCAAACAATCCTACATCCTTTTCAGTTGATTATGACAAATGAGTAAAGTAACATTATCCAGTAAGACATTAAATGTCCTTAAAAACTTCAGTACCATCAATTCCTCAATCGTCTTTAGAAAGGGATCAACAGTTAGAACAATTAGTAATGCAGAGAACATCCTCGCAAAGTTTACTGGTGAGGAAATATTTCCTGTGGACTTCGCAATATATGATCTCAGTCAGTTTCTTTCTGGGATCTCTTTGTTTAACGATCCTCAGTTGGAATTCACTAGTGGTGATTTTGTCAGCATTCGTGGGGGTCGCCAGTCTGCTAAGTATTATTTCTCTGATCCTGAGATTACGCTCAAGTCAGCTCCTGAAAAAAATGTAAAATTTCCTGGTTCTGATATAGAGTTCTCTCTTTCTGCAGAAGATTTAATTGCTTTGCAAAAGGCATCTGCTGTGTACAGTCTACCAGATCTTACATTCTATTCTGAAGAAGGATCTAATGACATTAAACTTATCTTACGTGATAAGGAAAATGATACTAGTAATACTTATGAACAAATTATTACTGGTTCATCTAATGGAACATATTGTTTAGATCTTAAGATTGAGAACATTCGTGTTCTACCTGGTAACTATTCTATTAGAGTATCTCAACATCTTATTTCTCAATGGACTAATGAAGATGTTGATCTTTCATATTATATTGCACTTGAACCTAAGTGAAGCTTCATAAACTTTTTTATGTTCCTGTTTACACGTTTAAGTTTAATAAACATAGTGAATATGGATTTGAAGATGTAGGAAAGTTAAACCGTCATCCAAAAGGGTGGCGATGTGATGTCAATTCATCATTCCCTAATATTAGAAATGATGATCCTATGGTTAGTGTATTTCAAAGAGAGAATCTTAAGAGAGATTTAAAATCTCAATTGATGAACTTATTTTATGAAAAACAATTACCAGATAGGTTTGAATTTCGTCAGTTCTGGTATAATGTTTATCACAAGAACCAGAATCAAGAACGTCATCATCATTTAATGGGATGTGGTGGTGTTCCTTATTGGTGTGGTATCTATTATCATAAAGGTTTTACACCAACAACTTTTTATAGACCAGATTATCATAATACGGTACATTCATTTCCAATAAATGGATCTGAGTTATCTGATTATAAATCTCCTATTGCAAAACCTAATCTTAATGATGGTGATGTTATTTTATTTCCACCATATGTTGAGCACTGTGTTAATGAAAATCTTAGTGATGATATAAGAATCACTTTTTCTTTTAATCTGTTTATACCAAATGAGTAAAGAATTTTTATGGGTGGAAAAGTACCGCCCAAAAGATGTTAAAGATTGTATCCTCCCTGATAACATTCTTAATGTGTTTCAGGGTTTTGTTGATCAAGGAGAACTTCCAAATTTATTATTAAGTGGTACTGCTGGTGTTGGTAAGACAACAGTTGCTAAAGCTTTGTGTGATCAAATAGGTGCATCTTACATTATCATTAATGGATCTGATGAGGGTAGATTCCTTGACACTGTTAGGAATAGAGTAAGACAATTTGCAACAACTGTCTCATTGACCTCTGGTGCGTCCCACAAGGTCGTCATCATTGATGAGGCAGATAACACAACCAACGATGTTCAACTGTCTTTGAGGACTGCTGTGGAGGAGTTCCATAGTAATTGTAGGTTTATATTTACTTGTAATTTCATTAATAAGATTATTGAACCGTTGCATTCTAGGTGTACAGTTGTTGATTTTAGAATCAAGACTGGTGAGAAGATGGCATTACAAGGAAATTTCTTCAAACGTTTGAAGTATATTCTTGATGCTGAAAAGGTTGAGTATGAAGATAAGGTTATTGCCAAACTTATAAATCGTTACTATCCTGACTGGCGTAGATTGATTAATGAGTGTCAACGTTATGCTGCTACTGGATCTATAAAGAGTGCAATTCTAGTTGATGTTGCTGACATTAATTTAGATGCACTTCTTGCAAGCTTAAAAAGAAAGGAGTTTACCACAGTTAAGAATTGGGTAGTACAGCATATGGATGGAGATCCTACCATGGTTATGCGTAAGATCTATGATAGTTTGTATGTTGTTTTAAAACCAGCTTCTATACCAGAAGCAGTTTTGATCATTGCAAAGTACATGAACAGTATTCCTGTTGTTCCTGACCAAGAAATTAATCTGTTAGCATGTTTGACTGAGATCATGATGAGTTGTGAATTTAGATGAGCACTATTAAATCATTAAAAACACCTTTAAGATATCCTGGTGGTAAATCTAGAGCAGTATCTAAACTGTTTCAGTATATCCCAAATCTTAATAATCATAAAGAATATCGTGAACCATTTTTAGGTGGTGGTTCTGTAGCATTAGAAATTACAAAGAGGTATCCTAATATATCAATATGGGTTAATGATCTGTATGAACCTTTGTATAATTTTTGGTGTGAGTTACAACATAACGGACAAGATCTTCAGGATGCTATTTGGTCTTTAAAGAATCAACATCCAGACAGAGTAACTGCTAGAGAATTATTCAACAAATCTAAGGTAGATGTAAATGACAAAGAAAAATCAAACTTTGCTCGTGCCAGCTCTTTTTATATCGTTAACAAGTGTTCCTTTAGTGGTCTTACTGAGTCTTCCTCGTTCTCTCCACAAGCATCAGAATCCAACTTCTCCTTTAGAGGAATTGAACGACTTAGCGAGTACTCAAAACTCATTGAAGGGTGGACAATAACAAATCTTTCATACGAGAGAATGCTGACAGATGAGAAGAATGTATTTACGTATCTAGATCCACCATATGATATTAAAGACAATCTCTATGGTAAGAAGGGTGGTATGCATAAGACATTTGACCATGATGAGTTTGCTAACTGGTGTGATACATTCTGTGGTCACCAGTTGATCTCATATAATTCTGATCAGATTGTTAAGGATCGTTTCAAGGAGTGGACAGTTGGAGAATTTGCACACACTTACACCATGCGGTCTGTGGGGTGCTATAATAAAGATCAAGCAACGAGGAAGGAATTAGTCCTAACAAATTATGAAATGTGAAGTAAAACTATTCGTAGCAGGAACTGTATTCACAGAGACTGTACAAGCACGTAACTATGAAGAAGCACGTCAGGTAGCTCTTGCTAGAAATCCTAACGCTAGAGTAGTTGGTGTTAATGCTGTATTTACATAACTATGGACACACAAGCAATGTCATCAGGTGGTGGAACAACCTCTGATATACAAGCACAACGTGATGCTTTACCACCTATGGTGGTGAATAAAATGAATCTTTTATCTGATACATTAAAGGTAGAACTTAAAGAACTTATTAATGAAGTATTAGATGAGAGAGAAAAATCAAAATATCCAACTTTCAGATTAGATGAGTTACAAGAATGAGATTAACACAAGAAGTAATTGACAAAATCCAAGTTGCAATGCAACACACCAAAATGAATGGTGATGTTAATTGGGTGGATGGTGATGAGATTGATGTGTGTCTTGGTGGCACATTTGCAGGTGATAAATTTATTAGTATAATTAATAGGACACGTAGCAATACAACAAAGAAATGAGAAAATTAATGCTCCTCGCAATAGCACCATTATTAGTAGGATGCGATCCTTCAGGTGGTATGGGTAGTTTCAATTGGTCACCACCAGGTGAACCAGATGGGCAAACATGTGAATCAACAGTAGGTTTTTGGCAACAGTATTGCGGTACTGGAGAACACCCTAACATATGTGATTGCTACCAATGAGTAATGTAGAAGCAGATGAATGGAAAGGTGAGGTTGATGATAAAGGTTGGCCAAAAGAACCACCAATAAGTGACAGAGAGTGTATCTACAAATGCTTACAGAACTGCGAACACCTAGCTGGATTAGATAAATTACAAGTAGGTCGTTTAATGAAAGAGTTTATTGTTGAAAAAACAGAT